CTGCTGAAGACTACATTGGTGAAGATGTATGGTTTTGCCGTAGAGCCGCCCAGAATGGGCATAAAACATATGTGGACCAAGATCTTTCTAAGGAGATCTTCCATATCGGAACATTTGAGTTCAAACATGAGCATACACTAGCGTGTAGGGATGTAGAAAATGGCACTTGATACCTTTAGTGGACTGAAGACAACCATAGCTGATTATCTTAATCGGGATGACCTGACTTCAATTATCCCTTCATTTATCACTTTGGCAGAAGCAAAATTTAATCGTAAATTGCGTGTTCGCCAAATGGTAAAGAGGGCTACTGCCACTTTAGATACTCAATATTTTGCTTTTCCTTCTGATTTCCTACAGGCTAAAGAGTTTCAACTAAATACAAATCCAATTACTTATTTGCAGTATGTTACTCAAAATCAAGGTGACTATGGATCTGCAACTCAGTTTGTTTCTGCTGGAAAACCTCAGTTTTATACAATTATTGGAACTCAAATCCAAGTGATTCCAACTCCTGATACTAGTTATACGGGTGAATTAACTTACTATGGTAAGATTCCTGCGTTGAGTGATTCAAACACAAGCAACTGGCTTCTAACTTATGCCCCAGACTTGTATCTATATGGTGCATTGCTTGAGGCAAGCCCATATTTAAAAGATGATGAGCGTCTTGCTGTATGGAGTTCGTTATATATAAATTCCATTGGCGACATAGAAATAGCAGATCAAAGGGCTTCTGTTGCTTCTACTCCTATTGTTCGTGCCCGATCTTTGGGGTAAAAAATGGCTGGTTCATTCTCTGATTATTTAGAAGATAAAGTTTTAAAACACGTTTTCACAAATACCGCATATACATCTCCAACTACTCTTTATGTGGCTTTGTATACTGCCGCACCAACTGATGCTGGTGGCGGTACAGAGTTGTCTGGTAGCGGATACGTACGCAAATCAGTCGCTTTTACAGTAAGTGGAACTTCTACTTTGGCAACAAACTCTGCTGCAGTTGAATTTGATGCAGCTACTGCATCATGGGGTACTATTGTTGCTATCGGTATTTTTGATGCTTCAACCTCTGGTAACTTTATTGCTTGGTCTGACCTAACAACAAGCAAGACAATCGGTACTGGCGATATTTTGCGTATTCCTACTGGTGATCTTGACATTACATTGAGTTAATCATGGCATTAGTACTTGCTGATCGTGTTAAAGAGACAACCACCACCACAGGCACTACAGATTTCGTTCTAAGTGGTGCTGATGCTGGTTTCCAGACATTTGCCGCAGGTGTAGGTGCAAACAATACTACTTACTATGCAGTTGCATTAGGTAGTGATTTTGAAATTGGTCTTGGAACTCTATCTGCTAATGGTTTGACATTGGCTAGAACTACTGTTTTGCAGTCTAGTAATTCAGATGCAAAAGTATCTTTTGCTGCAGGTTCTAAGTCTGTTTTTGTTACATATCCTGCTGATAAAGCGGTATTAAGTGATGCAACCCAAACCCTGACAAACAAGACTTTAAATAGTCCTACTTTTGTTACGCCAGTTTTAGGGACTCCTTCTAGCGGTACTTTGACTAATGCTACTGGCTTGCCTCTGTCAACAGGTGTAACAGGTAATCTTCCTGTTACCAATTTAAATAGTGGTACATCCGCAAGCGCAACTACCTTTTGGCGTGGTGATGGTTCTTGGGCTTTACCCGCAGGTGGTGTTGCTTACACAGCAGTCAAAACAGCCAACTACACAGCCTCAAATAATGATGGCGTTCTAACCAATACAACAGGTGGTGCTTTTACAGTAACTTTACCTTCAACCCCATCAGTAGGCAACATTATTCTTGTCATTGATTCTCTTAGCCAATGGGGGACTAATAACTTAACAGTTGACCCTACTGCATCTATTAAGATTGCTGGCAATACGGCTGGCGACACATTGATCTGTGATATTACGGGTGCAACTGTTACGCTTGTTTATACAGGTGCAACTTATGGTTGGAACGTGGCTGCACAGGTTGGTGGTAATGGTGGGACTGCTGTTACGTTAACAGGCACACAGACCCTGACAAACAAAACGCTAACTACACCAACATTAACAACACCAGTAGCCAGTACAACAATTGGCGTAGGCGGTGCAACCGCATCTGCATCTGGTGCTGGTATTACATTCCCTGCAACTCAGAGCGCATCATCAAACGCTAATACGCTTGATGACTATGAGGAAGGTAACTGGACGCCTACTCAGGGAGGTGGTTTGACAGTTATAGGAACATTTAGTAGTTTTGGAAGATATACAAAAATTGGCGACCTTGTTCATATCCAAGGGTATTTGCAAAGCAGTACTTCATTAGCTTTTTCAGCCAATGCTCTTATTATTGGTGGCTTACCTTTTACTTCATCAACTACATATTCAGACTTTATAACTGGTGCTAATGGCAGTAATACTGCAGTAGCAGTTGCTATCACTTCTTCAACTAATCTTTACTCTGCTGATTCTTTAGCAACAACAAATTTTTATTATTTTTCAGGCACATATAAATTAGCCTAATATAACTAAATACAAAGGAAATTCAAATGTCTTTAATAAAAACAACAACTGTTGACCAAATTACTGTTGAAGAAAATGGGATCGTACTATATCGTGAAGCTACACGCATCATGGAAAATAGCAATGAGATTAGCAAGCAATACCATCGTTCAAGTCTTGCCCCTGCCCAAGACTTAACAGGCATACCTGCTAACGTGATAGCGATTTGCAATACAGTCTGGACAGCAGAAGTAATAGCGGATTACCAAACTGCACAAGCAGAACGCACAGGAGTTTAATAATGGCTACAGTAGCATTATCTGGAATCATTACACCTACTAATGTTGTCACGGCAACAAGCACAACTACGCTTTCTAATAAGACTCTAGTTGCTCCTGCACTTGGTACTCCTGCAAGTGGTGTTTTAACCAATGCTACTGGCCTTCCTTTGTCTACAGGTGTAACAGGCAATCTACCAGTTACAAATTTAAATTCAGGAACATCTGCTAGTTCGTCAACATATTGGCGTGGCGATGGCACATGGGCATCTGTCGCAGCAAGCCAATGGACAACTAGCGGTTCTAACATTTACTACAACACGGGTAATGTTTTAATTGGCAACACCGATGGAACTCAGTTATTAACTGTAGGTGCTAATAAGTTAATTACTGCCGCTGAAGGTAATGCGGTAACTGCTGGAACAAGGGGCGGTGTATATACAGGAAATACATCAGGTGGGTCATGCACAATATCTGCTGACTATATATCATCAAGTGGAACAGCAACTATTTCAGGTGACTCTGGCACATTAAATGGTACTTGGTTTAGAACTTTTACTGATAGCGGCTATGAGTATTCATTCAGAATTAACCGAAACGGGAATGCCACAAACATTAACGGCAGCTATGGAACAATCTCTGACGCAAGAGTAAAAACAGTTGTTGGTCAGGCGACATCACAATGGAATGACATTAAGCAACTTAATCTTGTTAAATACAAACTTAACAAAGACACGCAGTTTGAAGCATCAGCAGAAAATACTGATGGTTTTGTCGCACCAACATTGATGGGTTTGGTGGCACAAGAGCTTGAACTAGTTTGTCCAGGTCTTGTCTCAGAAAGTGCTGACCCAGAATTGGGTCAAATCAAAACAATCAAAACATCTATTCTATACATGAAAGCAGTTAAAGCTTTACAAGAAGCAATTATAAGAATTGAACAGCTTGAGGAGCGCATTATAGTTTTGGAAGCTAAATAATGGTACACATTTGTTAAAAAATGAAAGAATATTAAATGTTTGGATTTAGTGCATTCTCAGAAGCCCCATTTTCATCACTAGTTGGTGGATTTGTAGATGCTTCTATTGCGCTTACATCTACAAGTACTGTTGTTGCCGCAGCAACTGCTATCCTTTTAGGTGCTGGAGATGTTACTTCAGCTTCTTCTATACAAACTGCCGCAGTAAGAACATTACAAGCCCAAGCAGATTTAGCCTCTCAGTCGTCAATTACAAGTTCTGTAGTTTCTATAATAACGGCATTAATTCAATTTAACCCAGAAAGTTCTTTTGTATCTAGTGCAAGTTATACAACTAAAACTTCAGCAAACATTGATTCTGCTTCTAGTGTTGTTGCAAATGCTAGATACAAATGGGAAAATGAGGCAGATACTTCTGAGACATGGACTGCTACAACAGACCAATCAGAGACATGGACAACAGTTTCAGATCAATCAGAATCTTGGACAACAGCAAATTAAGAGGAAATCATGGCAGATACCACAACAACAAACCTAGCTTTAACAAAGCCAGAAGTAGGTGCTTCAACAGATACTTGGGGTACAAAGATTAATACTGATCTAGATACTATTGATGCCTTGTTTGATGCAGGCCCACTTTTAAAAGTTACTAAAGGTGGAACTGGAGTTGGAACATCAACTGGATCTGGCAACAATGTGTTGTCAACCTCGCCAACATTAGTCACGCCAATTCTTGGAACGCCAACATCAGCTACTTTGACAAACGCAACTGGTTTGCCTTTGACCACAGGCGTTACAGGAACTTTGCCAATTGCAAATGGTGGAACAAACTCAACTGCTACGCCTACTGCGGGTGGAATAGGTTATGGAACAGGTACTGCTAACGCTTATTCAGTTGCAGGAACCTCTGGATATTTCCTGCAAAGCAATGGTGCTTCTGCTCCAACATGGGCAGCTCTAGGTGCAAGTGCAATAGTTTATGTTTCCCAAGTTGTTGCAAGCAGTAGTTCAACTGTTAGTTTTACAGGCTTGACGGCTTACGATAACTACATGGTTGTATTTTCAAAAGTGTTTCCAGATACAACATCATCTACATATTTAACAATGCTTACTAGCACCAATAATGGTTCAAGTTATGCAACAACAAACTATAAATACTCTGTTATATACGGAAATGGTGGAAGCACTGGTATTGGTGGACGATCTTCTAGCGAAAATAGTACCTATATCAATCTAACTGGAGACAACATGAATGCTAATGTTGCAAGCTCTCAAACTAGTGGACAAATTGTTTTAAATTTAAAAAATGGCACAAGCTATGACTTTTTTGCTTGGGGAAATTTTGCAGAAATAAATGATAACCCACAATTTTTAGGTGGAGTATTTTCTTCCAATCGAGCCGAAACATCAGCAACAAATGCAATCCGCTTTAAATTTACTTCTGGAAATATGGTCACAGGCACATTCCGTTTGTACGGCATTGTCAATAGTTAAGGAATAATCATGGCAAGAAATCACGCAACACCTGAAGGCAACATTCCATTTACTGTTGAAGAAGAAGCAGAATGGGATGCAATGGAAGCCGCTTATGCCGCTGGCGCAGATACACGCAAAGCCGTTCAAGTTCGTGCAGAACGAAATAAAAAATTATCTGCTACAGATTGGACGCAAGCCGCTGATGTGACTCAAGCCGTAAAAGACAGCTATGCACCTTATCGTCAAGCATTACGGGATTTGCCAACACAATCAGGCTTTCCGAATCAAGTTGTTTGGCCTGTTTCACCCTAATGGTTAACAATCATGGAAGACCAAGTAACCCACAAGCAAATCTACGATAGACTCGTTGAAGTCGAAAGTAAGGTAGATGCCATTGATAAGAACACAAGTGGTCTTGTAGAGGCTATTGATGCCATGCAAGGGGCTATTAAGGTTCTTGGATGGATTGCCTCTGCTGCCAAGCCTATTCTGTGGATAGGTGGGTTAATAATGGCGGCAGGTGCTATTTGGCAAACCCTGATTAAAAAATAATGGCTAATGTAAAACAACAATTAGATATTCCTGCTATACCTAGTTTGGGTACATCAGGAGTTGTCTATTCTCAAAGTGTCCAGAATCAAAATAATGGACTTTTGAGGTTGTTTTTTACTAAGTTAGTTAACGCAATACAGTCTGTCATTGGACCGAGTGGTGGTAAGTTTTTGAATAATCCTCATGGTGCTTTTCAAGACTCTACAGATCAAGTGGCTGCCAACACCACAACAGCCTATGCGGTCACATTTAATACCACAGATTTCTCTAATGGAGTGACAATAGCAAGCAGTAGTCGAATCACTGTAGCTGATGCAGGAATCTGGAATTTGCAGTTTTCCATTCAGTTTACAAATACGACAAATTCATCTCAGGATGTCGATGTCTGGTTTCGGGTCAATGGCACAAACGTGGTCAACTCAAACAGTAGATTTGGCTTTGCACCCAGAAAGGGTGTTGGCGACCCATATCACACCATTGCAGCATTGAATTACTTTGTGAGCTTAAATGCGACCGACTATGTTGAGATAATGTGGAGACCAACCGATGTTGGTGTTACGATTGAGCAATATCCAGTTGGAACAACCCCCACTAGACCAGCGGTTCCATCAGCCATTGTTACAATGAGCTTTGTATCTAACCTACCCACGCTATAGAATACGAACATGGCTTACATTCCACTACAAATTCCTCCAGGCGTATATAAAAATGGGACTGAATATCAGTCTAAAGGCCGTTGGAACGGCTCAAATTTGGTGCGTTGGTACGAAAATACTATACGTCCAGTAGGAGGTTGGAGGAAGCGTTCCAACAATCAATTGACAGGCATGGCTCGTGGTTTAATTAACTGGCGAGATAACACCAATAATAGGCGTATCGCAATTGGTACACATTCAAAGCTTTATTCAATGAATGAAGCGGGAACTTTAACCGACATCACCCCCACTTCTTTTACTGTTGGCGATGCAGATGCGGTACTGAAAATTGGCTATGGTTATGGCACTTATGGCAGTTATTCTTATGGTGTTGCAAGACCAGACTTAGGCTCTTACACTCCTGCCACAACATGGTCTTTGGATACTTTTGGTGAGTATTTAGTTGCTTGCTCAACAAAAGATGGAAAATTGCTTGAATGGCAACTAAATGTTGCTAACGATGCTGTTGCTATTACTAACGCACCAACTAGCTGTACAGGTCTTATTGTTACTCAAGAAAGATTCTTATTTGCATTGGGTGCGGGTGGGAATCCTCGTAAGATTCAATGGTGTGACCAAGAAAATAATACTGTTTGGACTCCTGCCGCTACTAACCAAGCTGGCGACTTTGAGTTAACCACTATTGGATCTTTGCAGTGCGCTAAACGCATTCGTGGGGCTACCATTTTGTTCACTGATGTGGATGTACATACAGCCACTTACATTGGACCACCATTCATCTATAGCTTTGAGCGTATTGGTACTGGTTGCGGTGTTATCTCTAAGCAATCGGTGGCTGCTACTGATAATGCTTGTATTTGGATGTCTGGATCAGGCTTTTGGATATACGATGGTTTTGTCAAACCTTTAAACTCAGATGTATCTGATTATGTTTTTAGCAATTTAAATATAGCCCAATCATCTAAGATTTATTGCGTACATAATTCTACTTATGGTGAGATTTGGTGGTTTTACCCAAGTTCAGCAAGTACTGAAGTAGATTCCTATGTTTCTTACAACTATCGTGAGAATCATTGGGCTATTGGCACTTTAGCTCGTACTTGCGGTACAGACAGGGGTATATTTTCTAATCCATTAATGGTTTCAACTGATGGCTATGTTTATGAGCATGAAGTTGGGTTTGCTTATGATGGTCAGACTTTGTTTGCTGAGTCAGGACCAGTAGAGCTAGGCAATGGTGATAGAACTGTTAGTCTGACGGGATTAGTTCCTGATGAAAAGACTTTAGGTGATGTTCAAGTGCGATTTAGTACTAAGTTCTATCCTAATGCAACTGAATACAACTATGGCCCATATTCAATGGCAAATCCAACTTCAGTACGCATAAGCGGAAGACAAGTTGCCGCAAAGATTGAGGGTGTTAGATTAACTGATTGGCGTGTCGGGACAATTAGATTTGATGGAAAACTAGGTAGTGTGCGATAAAACTAGCTATTTTTTAATACAAATATTATGATTGACCATGATACTGAAGATTGGCGTAAATTAAGGAATGCCAAACTGTTAGAATGGTTTGGTGGCAACCAGAGTGCTGTAGACTTTTTAGTCGCTTTATCAGGTATTGCTGAGTTATGGGATGACTTAGTAGATAAAGACAAAGAGCCTAGCAGAAAAGACATAGATACTGTCTTTTGGAATGCTCTGGTGACGCTACCTACCAATGAGTTCTTTAATCAAAATAGGTCATTTTTAATGCCTTTAGTGATTCAGAGTATAAATGCTTGGCAAGACTCTGTAGAACTTGAAAATGGTAATACCAACGACAGAGCCTATGCGCTCACATTGCGTATTATTTCATTACAAATAGCACCAATGATAGTCTTATTGCTTAGAGGAAAAGAGGCAATGAGAGAAACTAGTACTGAAATGTGGCGTTACTTTACGTCACATGATGATGCAATTAAATGGATACAAGGGGAATAATATGTCTCTAGGTGGTGGAAGCTCAAGTCAGCAACAATTAGACCCTGCTCTGCGTGACGCATTTTTAGGCAATGTAACAAGCGCAGAAAAAGTAGCGTCTGGATTAGGCGCTCGTCAGTTTTCAGAATTTAATGCTGACCAAGAACAAGCATTTGCTTTAAACAGAGAGCTTGCTAAAACAACAAGTGCGCCTAATTTGTATGCAACAGAAGCGGCTAACACTTTGATGCAGAGGGCAAATTACACCCCTCAAAATGTTGCATCACAAAATGTGGCATCCCAAAATGTTGCGTATCAGAATGCTATTGCTCAAGGCTATTCACCTACTCAAGCACAAGCGGCTTCTGCAGAGGCAGAACGTGCTAATGCTGCACAATTAGCCAGAGGAAGTATCCGTGATGTTGGTACTGCAGGTGTAACTGGATCTCAAGTTGCTCAAGAAGCTTTGGGTGCTATTGCTCCACAGGCACGTGCCAATATTCGTGATGTTGCGGCTGGTTCATTCTTGAATCAGAACATTCAACAGTATATGAATCCATACACTCAAGCAGTTACTCAGCAAAGTCTGACTGACTTGGAAAGAGCTAGACAACTTGAGCAACAAAGAACTGCGGCACAGGCTACTGCGGCTAAAGCTTTTGGTGGATCACGCCAAGGTGTAGCAGAAGCAGAGACTAATCGTGCTTATGGAGAGAATGCGGCTCGATTGGTTGCCCAACAGAACGCTGCGGCTTATCAGGCGGCTCAACAAGCTTCTGAGGCTGATTTGGCTCGTTCAATGCAAGCACAACAGTTGAACCAAGCTCAAGACTTGGCTACTACTCAACAGTCATTGCAATTGGCAGGACAGTTTGGTTTAGCCAATCAAGATGCGGCTTTACGTGCGGCTTTGGCTAATCAGGGTATTGATCTATCTACTGGTCAACTTAACACTCAGAATCTACAACAAGCGGCATTGGCTAATCAGGCCGCTGGCAATCAAATGGCTCAGTACAATGCGGCTAATCAGCAAGCAATTAACTTGGCTAATCAAGCGGCTAGAAATCAAGCAGGTCAGTTTGGCGCTGCTGCACAAAATACTGCGGCATTATCTAATGCACAAAGCCAATTGCAAGCGGCATTGGCTAATCAGCAAACTGGAATGCAAGCAGGATTGGCTAACCAACAAGCCGCATTACAAGCGGCCTTGGCTAATCAAGGTGCGGGTTTAACTGCTAATCAACAAGGTATTACTGCTGGAGGTCAATTGGCTTCTGCCGCTACCAACTTGCAAAACCTTGGATTTGCTCAAGCCAATCAATTGCGTGACCAAGGTCTATTGCAACAAGGATTCTCACAACAACAGTTGGATGCAATCCGCAATCTTCCTTTGGAGCAACAACAGATTCTCAATCAAGCATTGGGCATCAATGTTGGTGGTGGTTCTGGTCAGACATCTACATCTACATCAAGACAAGGTTTGCTTGGCTTGTTGGGTATTGGTTAAGGAGTAAATTATGCCTTTTAATATTGGGTTGTTATCTGATGCCGCATTGACGGGCTTGTCTGATACAGAAAAAGAAGCAATGCAGAAACAGGCTACTCAACAGTTCTTGTTGGGAAGTTTGCTAAGTGGTGATGCTGCAACTGGCTTTAAGTCTGCAATGGAGATTCCATCTACTGCAATCACAATGCAAGATATGTTGCGTAAAAGCCAACAAGCGCAAGCAGATCAAGCGGCTCTTGAAGGCTTTAGAGCTAAGTACACTCCTACTAAATTCCAAGAAGCAAATCCTGATTACATGGGTCCTGTTACGCCAGATCAATTGGCTCAACAAGAGCAAATTAAAGGTGCTAGATTGCAAGGTTTGCCATTCAACATACAAACTGCTTTGCAAGATGTATTGGCATTGCCTACTGCCTCACAAGGTTCAATGCGTGAAACTATTTCTGCCTTGCAACCAAAAGTTCAGGGCGATTTATTGATGAACCCCAATATGCAAATTATTGGTAGTTTGCCAACACAAAAAGATTTAATTCAAAGTAAATTGAATACTTTAACTGGTATGTATGAGGCAAAGCCAGTAACAGGAGCATTGGCGGCAAAGGTTGCGACTACATTGCCTGAAGTTCCAGTAGGCGCACAGTTAAGCATGAATGATGCAGGTTTGCTTCAAACTAATTTGCTTCCTAATATGCGAACAGTTCAACAGCAATTGGCTTTTGATAAACAATTTGGTACGGGACAAGCTCAATTACAAACAACTCCTACAAATATTGTTGATCTTCCAACTGGTAGACAAAAGCGTGTTACAGAAGCTCAAGCTTTAGGAATGCCAACTTCTTTATCTGCTTCTGAAACTCAGGCTTATGAGGGATATAAGCCTGTTAGAGAGGCGGCTTTTAAAGGCTTTCAAGCGGCTACAAGTTCTGATGCTAGTTTGCAAAACCTACAGAACATTATCAATCGTGGCGCATTTGAGCCAGGTAAGTTTGCAGGATTTAAATCTGAGGCCGCTGCTATTGCAACAGGTTTAGGAATTGGTGGTGACAGAGCTAAAGCAGTTGCTGTTGACTCTCCTTTGTTCTTGCAATCAGTTGCTGATGTTGCGTCTGCAAACATTCAAGATCTTGTTGGTGCTACTTCAGATAAAGATATTGCATTTAGTGCAACTCGTGGTCCTCAGATTACAAATCCCAAAGAAGCAGTTCAATACTATTTAGATCTTACAAGGGTTGCAAATCAGCGTAAGAAAGACTACTACAACTATGTAACTAATAATCCAGTTCCTAATGTTGTAGAAAAATGGTCAACAACTCCTCAAGGCAGTTCTTCTATCTTTGAAGATCCTAAATTGCGTAAATATCTACCAAGCTTTCCTGTCAACGCTGGCCCTGACAAGGGTAAAACTGCTTATCAATTGCCTAGTGGCATTTATCGGGTTTACAACTAATGGCTACCAGAGAACAAGTATACGAATTTGCTAGGCAAGAAGCCCAAAGGCAAGGCGTTCCTTATTCTTTGGTGCAAAAGATTGTAGAGACTGAATCTGGTGGCGACTTTAACGCAATAGGACCCAAGACAAGAACTGGTGATCGTGCATATGGTCCTATGCAATTAATGAGTGCCACTGCCAAAGATCTTGGTGTTAACCGAATGGAGTGGAAAGATAATATCCGTGGTGGCATTAAGTATCTAGGCCAGTTAACACAACAATTTCAAGATCCTGTATTGGTGGCGGCTGCTTATAACGCAGGGCCTGGCAATGTACAAAAGTATGGTGGTGTTCCTCCATTTAAAGAAACGCAAAACTATGTTGAGAAAGTTGTAGGTACAAGCATGGCTACATATCGTGATATTGATCCCTCATTAATTGGTCAACCAACTCCTAAAATTGATTTGCGAGGTATGGCTACTCAAGATCAACAACAAAATGTTGGTTATCGTGATATTGATCCAGCATTACTTGGTAAGCAAGTTGTTGCACAAACACCTGTAAGACAAAACCAAGACTCTGTTGCCCGTCAAGTAGGTTTAACTGCTAGATATGGTATGGAAGGTTTAGGTCAAGTAGCCGACATTGTTGGATCACCACTAAATATGTTGATTAATAGGGCAACTGGTAGCCAATTAGGTACTCCTAGTCAGTCAATGTCAAACTTTGCAACCATGCTTGGTTTGCCACAGCCACAAACTGGCTTTGAACGGGGCATTGGTAATGTTACACGTGCAGTAGCAGGTATTCCTGCTATGGGTGGTGCAGGTGGATTGCTACAACAAGCTCCTAATCTAACGGCACAAGTGGTTGGAAGAGGTTTAGCGGCTCAACCTATTGCTCAGATGGCAGGTGCTACTGTAGGTACTGGTGCGGCTGAAATTGCTCGTAATCAGTTTGATATTACAAACCCATTAGCTTTACTTGGCATCAACTTGGCTGCAGGTCTTCCTGCTAGTGCTGTTGCGGCTCGTGCAGGAAATATTCCTTCTGGAACTACTTATCGTGATCCAGTTACAGGTCAAATTATTGAGTCTGCGGCTCAACGTGGTGTCAGGGTTGATGTAGGCGATGTTGGTGGCCCAGGTGCGGGTACGCTTGAAAAATTACGTCAATTTGGTTTCTCAACAGGGTCTTCTAATCAAGCGCAAGCAAACCAAGTTAAAAAGTTAGTTGAGAAAACTACTGAAAACTTGCGTCCGTCAAGAATGTCTGATGGTGGTGAGAAAAAGATCATTGCTGATGACTTGCGTAAACAATATCAAACCGCTAAATCAAATGTTAGTCCTGAGTTTAAAAAGGCAGAACAATTAGCTGGGGATGACATTATTCCATTACGTAATACAAACCAAGCAACTGTGAATGTTATCAATCAATTTCCATCTACTTCTCAGACTCCTGTTATTGAAAAAACAATTGAGAAGTTAAATACATTGATTCAAAATGGCGGTGGCTCATATAGAGAGCTACGTGATTTGCAATCTACAGTATTTTCTGAGATGGAGCGTGTTCGCAAGGGTCTTGTGCCAGGTGCTTATAATGAGAAGCAATTAAACTCAATCAATCAACTATACAAAGGTTTAGCTGATGACGTTGATGTTTGGGCTGCACCCGCTATTGATGCTAATGGCACTAAATTATTTACACCTGCTGGCGCACAACACACAAAAGCAATAGAGCAATTTAAAGAAACTGTATTGCCGTTCCGTCAGGATACAAATATCTACAAACTTGTTTCTAGCAAAACTCCACAAAACGACATTGATCTTGTAGCGGCAGGTTTTAGCTTTGATAAAAATCCTGCTACAGCAGAGCTTGCATTTAGCCTGATGTCGCCAACTGGTAAACAAGCGGCTCAGTATTCTATCTTGAATGAAGCTAGAAACAGAGCTATTACTTCAGATGCGGCTACTACATTCTCAGCACCTGCATTTACAAGAACTCTGAACCTTGGTAGACCAGATAGTCCTACTGCACAACGTGTGGCATTTGCAGACAATCCTGCATTGCTAGATGAAGTAACTTTGTTAAGAGACATTGTTGATACAACCCGTGGTGCTGTCACTCCTAAAGCTGCACCGCAAACTGGTGCACTGGCAATTCCATATCTTGCTGGTGGAGCAGGAATGACGGGTGGTTATGGACTCGGTGGGCAAGTTGCTGAAGCTATGGGTATGGGTGGACTAGGAACTGGTCTTTTAAGCGCATTGGGTACAGTTGGCGTTCCAATAACAGCAAACAGATTAGCTAATGCACTTTCTAGCCAAGGTGGAACTAGATTCCTACTTGGCGAACAACTGCAAGGTGCAGGTGGCATGGGTACTGCAATGGGTCAAGCAATGACTGAAGCAACTACAAATCCTGACCAATTTATACCTCAAAAGCCCGTTCAAGGTCTTTTTGATTTGTTTAGATAACATGAAAGATTGGACTGTAGCAATCATTGCGGCAGTCTGTATCACATTGTTTGTGGTATTTGGTAGTTACATCATTGTTTGGGCGATGCCGTGAGATGGTTAGTAGCACTTGTTCTTATCCTCTCACTTCAATCTACAGG